TATCGGGTAATGATTTTGTTTCCAATATCCTTGATTCACTCATAAAACGTTCAGGAAATAGATGGACAGGAGCTATAAATCTATCTACATTACTAAATCCTAATAATGTATTTGTGAAGAATGATACTGCCGAACCTCTACCTGACTTAGTGATTACTCCACCCTTTTCAAGCCCTTTTTTTACTAAGTAATAATCGAGTATGAAGTAATCTGCCATATTAGTGTTCATAACAATTTTAACTTCTTCTCTGATACCCTTCATATATACTTTTTCTTCATCTTTTGTAATATGATTTTCTTCTTTGTATATTTTCCATTCCTTCATTATTAATTTTTTATATATCTCGTTCTTTTCTTTTTGAGTTTTGTCAGGATATAATGTGGGAAGCTTAATATCGTCATTTAAGAATATATCATCAAATTCTAATATTAAATTAGTGTTATTGATTGCATTTAATGTCTCTAAATCAGTTAAAATACCTTGTTTCTTAAATCTATGATATGCCACATATGAAGACGGATAATCCATGAACCACCCATCTTCGTCATCATAGTGAATCCCTTTAAATTTTAGGATACATTCTCTGTCTTTCTTTTGTTTTTCGTGTATGTAATGACTATCACAACCCATTATTAATTTAATGCCATATTTATTATGCAATCTTAAAATATGTTTATTTGTTTCTTTTTGAAGTTCAGTGTTGTGATATTGAACTTCTAACATGAAATTGCTTTGAAAATGTTTATGTAGTTTTAATACAATTTCATCAATATCTTCATATTTCCAAAAGGCTACACATGCAGTTGTAATAAAGACATCATCTTTTGGTAAGGACAATATTGTTTCAACATCTAATCTTGGCTTATAAAAATATCCATCTCTATTGGCTTTTGACAATGCCTTATTAATAGCTCTCCTACCATTTTCGTTTTTAGCAATTAAAATAATATGACCATTTGTTCTATCTTTTTCATGCATATCTTTAACCCAATATGCTTCTGCACAAAATATAAACTTCAGATCATATTCTTTTGCTAATCCATATGCTTCCCAATAGTTGCCTTGATAACCATGTTCGCAGCTACTAAGTATACCATGTTTGAGGTCTTTTGCTCTCTTAGCATAATCTTCATTAAATGTAGCTGAGTCGGGAGTAGATGAATTTGAATAAGAACTATGTCTATGATAATTCTGATGTGCTAGACTTCTTAAAATCTCATCAATATTTTTGGGTAATACCGTAAACTCCTGCATTCTCTCAACTCCTTTCATTATTAATTATATATCATACTTAGAGGTCTGTCAACCAATCCATATCTTCACTATCTTCTTCGGCAACTTTTTTTGTGTTGTTCATAAACATTTCAATATCTTTCAGATATTCATCAAAAGGCTTATGTTGTGATCTATTATATCCACATAATGCGTAAAAATAATACTCTTTACTTTTATCAATCTCTGTCCAAAATAAACTATCGTCTTTAGTTTTTGCATATTCCTTTTCTTTTTCAACTATCTCATCTAATGTATTAATAATATCAGATTTCAATTCGTCTATTACTTCCTGTGTGATTGGCACATACACATAACAATCATCTACAGAATATTTATTTTTTATATGTTCAGGTAGATTTTCTAATGTATTATTTTCAATTGCTGTCTGCACAATATCTTCTATCTCTAATTCTTCATATCCTGCTTCTTTAAGCCACATTTTCATATTCGTAGAAATGTCACTAACCCATTCCTGTCTTAATGACTTTGTTGTTTTTGTCTTATGTAGTCCCTTTTCTTTAACTTTGCCTTTAAGAGTCATTTGAACAGTACAATATTTAAGAAAATTCCATCTGCAAAGGATGTTTTCTAATGGCACTCCCTTTTGAATTAAACTCTCAGCATATAGAATAAGCTGTCCACCTTCTTTTAATATCTTAGCCCCTGAATAGATAGTTGAGGTTTTAAAATCTGTAACTATGTAATTATCTTCTTCCTTATGTACAAAATCTATATAACCTTGGAAGACATATTCTCCTACTTTTATTATAACAAACTGCTCTGTCTTTACGTTTGCTGTAACAGGAACGTGTTCTTGAAAAAACAACCGCATACATGTTTCGTATTTTTTGGCAATTTTCTTATTTTTTTCTTCATCGTTTCTATCATATTTTAGATCAGCAACATTCATTTCAAATAATCTGTCTTCATACATATTGACCATATTTTCATAGGTAGCTTCACCTAAATAAAATTGCTCTAGTATATCATGACATATGCCACCCGATACACCGTATATATTCTGCCGAGTTTCAGGTTCATGCTTTATATAATGAAGCATAAATCCATAAGGGTCTGTCTTATAAGAGTTATATCTACTCCATGACCACAATCTATCTACATTATATTTCTTTTGAAGTCTTTTTATTTGTTCTTTAGTTTTTCTCTCTCCCATTTCTATCCCTTTCTTCTTTTAAATATATTTGATGTTCCTTTTCGTTATACTCAACTTTTCTATTAAATAAAGCCATATATACCTTATTATGCTTATCAGCAGGACTTTCTTTATCTCCTAAAAGTCCTAAACTATCTGTAACATAGTAACATGGTCTTATACCATAAAACTTCTCACATAAATTCCTAACGTGATGTATTGGAATATCACTATCCATTTGAATTATTATGTCAACGTTTAATCCTATTAATATTTTTGCTTGTTCCTCTGTGATCTCATGCCCTCCCAAAGCAACTCCTGTATAGTCTAATCTACTATGCCTTTTCATGGGACTTTTTTCAGATTCAAAAATATTTATATATCCTGCTTCTTGAATACCTTGATAGTTTTCTTGTAATCCGTAAATATTCATACCTTTGGGGAAATTTTGTAATGGAAAATATTTAGGAATATCAAACATATCATAATTTTTGACTAAAGTTCTTCCAATGACACCTACATAATCATTCTCATTTCCACACCAATACTTATGAGGGATAATAATTCTATTATTTCTTCTGCTATATCCAATACCAAATATATCTTGTGTGCGTGGAAGAATCCCTTCTTGCACCCAACCTATATAGGGCATCTTAATAAATTCAGACAACATATCTTCATTAAAGATTTTTAATTCTTCGTTAGTATAGTCTTTATATTTCTTTGTAGCACGTTTAAAGACTTGCAGAATATCAACTTTATCCTCTTTAGGTTTTACACTCATTCCTGTATATTTTAAACCTAATATTTCATGGATATATTTAATGGAATCTACAAATTTTATATTTTTTATGTCCATACATAAAGTAAAAATATCCCCAAGAATTTTATCTTCTTTGGTGTATATTTTTGCTTTTAAACTATCCGATTTTATAGATATAGAGGTTGAGTTAGAATGTGTGAGACTTCCGCATCTATACTCTTTGCTATAGGTTTTAATATTAAAACAACCTAATTGCTCCAATATCTCTTTTGTCTTGTTGTTCTCTATAATATAGTTCTTCAATTCAAATGCATTTATTTCAACTCACCTCTTTACCAATCAGGAGCTATTGTAGTTAATCCTATTTCTTTATATGTATTAGTAGACATGTCATGTTCAACAACAATACTATATTCTCCACTTGAACCTTCTCTGTTTTTGACTATAAATAATATTTGATAATGCTTATCTTTATCTAATAACACAGGGATTTTACTTTTATTATTTTTACCTGTCATTTTAAATACCTTCAGTTCATTCTTTTCCCCTGCGAATTCATCTTCGTATAATTTTCTAACCATTATACATGTCGAAGCCACATCAATAATATTCTTAGCCATACCTATATTGTCCTGAGTATAGCATCTTTGCCTACTGCTACTCTTAGCTAATTGAAAAGTTATTATAATATGTACATTAGCACATTCTTCTTTTATAGAGTCATATATTTTAACCATATTCTGCTGAAGATTAAACCAAAAAGCTTCAGTATTTAGGGTGTTTGAATCTGCTTTATATGTATCTAAAATGAAATACTTCACACCTAAATGAGCATATTTCTTAATACATTTAATGGCTTTATCTGAAGAATATTGACTAAAAGGTTTTAATATTATCTGTTTATCATGATCTTTGAGCCATTTTGCACATTTTTCCTTTAAGAAAGTTTTAAATTCAGGAGAAAATTTTCCATCTCTTAATGTGTATTTTTTTGTTTCTTTCTTGAAAATGTTGTTGGCAACCCAAACAAGCATCTCTCTCTGCCACTTTTTTAAACCTTCTTCATTAAGCATACAAACGATTGTTTCTCCACTTTCAATAATAGAAGGTAAATGTATTGTTCTTGTCAAAGTAGTCTTACCTGCCCCCGATAATCCACCTATTAAAGTTATATTGCCTAATGATGCTCCTCCTGTTTCGTGGTTTAATATCGGAGAATTATAATATGCTAATCCAACTGCAAATCCTTCGTCTAATTCATCAATAAGTTTATCTATATCTTGAGCAATGCTATATGTTTTATCGTCCCCTTCAACGTTTATAAAGATATGATTTAGCGTTGCTTCGTATTCATCGTAAATTTGTTCGGCATTCATATCTACATATCTATTTAATTTATCTGCAATAGGAAATTTATTTTTATATAAATTAACAACAACTTCCCATTTATTTAGTTCAGATATGTATCCTTCTATGTTTCCTGCGTTAACATATTTTTCTGTTTTACTTATTACATTATAGCCACCATATTCTTCATATTTTTCTTTGAGTTTTGGATGTTTTTCTAAATATAAATTAACAGTTATTTCATCTAAGGATTGTTTCTTTTCCTTGATTATTATATCGTAACCTATTTGGAAAAATACTTTCCATTCATTGTGCGAAAAGCTTTTAACACTTAGCTTCTCATAATTAAAGAATAGATCAGGAGTACCCCAAAGGATACTAACAATATTAGCTTCGCAGATGAGCCTAAAGTCCTTTATTTTAAGTATTGCATCTAATTCTTTATCTATGCTGCTATTTTTATCATCTTTATTAACTGTCATTATCTCACCACTCTTTACTCAAACATTAAGTCTTTTAATATACTATTTGTAATATCTTTTGTTTTCCGTGTGTATTTTGCCTTATGTTCCTCATCAGGAATATCTAATTCAATTGATTCTGCTTTTTCTTGTGCTTTTTTAACTTTTTTAACCCGTAAATACGTTTCATTTATATTACTTTCAATTATTACCATCATATAATTTATTATATGAGCTTCGTCTTTAAACTTATTTTTATTAGATATTGCGTTTATGATCTCAAATCTATGTATTTTAAAAGTCATAAGAATTATATCAAATGGGTATTTTGCCATTGGTTTTGTCTTATTATTCGTCATAAATTTACCTTCATGTAGACCTTTTAATCTTAATACTAATCTTTTATTTACCAATGTATCTTCATCATTTTTCAATATCTGATGGTGTACATATTCACACAACTCAATCCAATCAATATTTTCTTGTTCTGTCATTGGATTTAATGATTGTTTCTTCGGTTTCTTTGGTGATTCTTCGCATCCTATGTCCTTCATACTTATTTGTTTAACATCTTCTTTTCCCATTTTCATTCACTCCTATATAAAATAAGGGGAAGAAAATCTTCCCCTATGCAATTTTATTAATTATTATTAAATAGCCTGTACGAATTTGAGCAATTCTTCCAATGTTTCAGGACTTGCAAAGTTCATTTCTTTTACATCAATCTTTAGATCATCTATTTTTGTTTTAATCTTTTTCTGAGCATCCATATCACCCTTATGCTCTTTGATTAAATTTTTAATCTCTCCTGCTAATTTATCAGCCTGTTCGGATTTACCCAACACCCCATCAACCGAGGTATCTAAATCTTTTGAATAGTTGGCTGTTGATTTTTCTCCTGTCTTATTTCTCTCATCAAAGTATGCTTTCCAAATATCATAAGTGCAGTTTTCTATTATATCCCCTACTGTGGTAACATGAGTTCTATCCTTTTTGACTTCTGCATAGAATCTTCTTTCCTTTGTCTTTTTGTCTTCTTCGGTATAGAATCTCAATACAACATCATAGTCAAAAGGTAATGATTTATGCACATCAGGTTTATAACCTATAACTTTGCCATTGTCATCAGAAACTTCCTTTGCCTGTGCAGTAGATACTATGTGTTTCCCCTGTGATGACAAGGTTATTTTTGCTTGCTGTAGTTTCATGTTAATATTTTTTATTCTTCCCCACTTACTACGAGCATCAACTGCCTTACCTGAAATTTTAGCTTTTCTTTCTTCTACCTCTGTAGCACTAATATCCATAGTGTTGTAGAATTTTGTTTCAGAATCTATAAGTAGAGTATCGCAATCTACTTCTCCGTCTATGATAGCTTCAAGGTTTTCATCCAATGTATCTAAATCAGATGTTGTATCTACTCCTATAAGATTGTTATATTTATTACCATTAATTGTTATGTCCTTACCTTCTTCAAATGCTAATCCTGCTTCGCTATCTATTGCTGCAATCTTAGGGAATGTTAGACCAAACCAACTCTTACCTTCAAACGTAAGTCCAAATGCTAAAAATTTACCGCCAATTTTCTGTGCTATCGGTTTTCTGAATGCCATGTATTATTTCCTTCTTTCATTGAATTTATTTTTAATTTTAATATAAGAAGGGAGATTAAACTCCCTTTATCTTACAGGTCTTTTAGCCAATCATCGTCCTCGTCGTCATCGCCTTTAATTGCATCATCTATCATTTTATCTATATCAACTTCGGGTTCAGTTTCTTCTTTCTTCTCATCTGATATTATTCCCAACTGAGTAATTATCAGTGTAGGATTAACATCGTCTTCAGTGAAAAGGTCTGTTTCTCTTGACATAGTTGGAAGCTTGCTGTCGTCGCCAACGAATGTTATATGTGGCTTTGAAACAACCATCATTTCAGGTCTTTTAGCACCACCATTAGCAAACGCCATCTTCTCCAATATTTCATCTTTGTCTATATATCCCATTTCTATAAGCTCTTTTATATCATCAGGAATATCGTCTTCAGAAACATTTACGGTATTCATTTCACCCTTTGTGAAATATCCTTCAACAGTAAACTGAGTGATCTTCTTTGTCTTTGTTTTAAAGAGTTTAAGGAATTTTGTAAGATTAGTTTTATCCTCTGTGAGTTTAACAAAGAATGTTTTGAATAGTGGAAGGTTACAACCTTCTTTTTTCTTGCCATTTACTATTCTATATATTTTTTCTCCATCAAATTCTTTTGCAAAATCAATTACCATTGCATCAATATTAAGCAATCCTGTTTCCTTGTCAGGCTTTCCTATTGCGTTTCCATCAATATATAAGCACTGTGTAAATGTTGCCTTAAAGTCCTTTTCTTCTGCTTTTGATAAGGCAATGCTTGTTATTTCTTTTTTAACCTGAACTGCTTCATTATAAACAGAATACTTCAAGTTACCCTTTACATTGATTACAGTACCTTCAACCAAACATTCACTTACATACTGAATAGCATCATACTGTGAAAGGAACTTTCTATATACTGTTTTGCCCTTTTCATCCTTTTCTATTCCTACAGTTATAAAACATCTATCTCCAATAGATTCAAAATTATCTTCGTCTAATCTGTCTTCCCATACGATTTCAAACTGAGTCTTGAAGTCATCAATAAACTTTCCGCTATCATTCTGTTTCTTACCATGAACAAATACCTTATTCTCTCGATCTGAGCCATAGCCACCCATCATGTCTGCATATATAACTCCATGATCTCCGCAGTCAACACCCAAGTTCATCATATTGTATATCCAATCTGAGCCTGATTTTCCACTTTCTACATCAAGTTTGAATGTAAAATCTGATACCTTTGCCTTACCTACTAGGTTAAATTCTGCCTTACCCTTCTGTAACGGGTTTAATACAATTTCTTTTGCCATATGTAAATATTCCTCCTAAATTTTTATAATATTTTATACAATACTCTATACAACATTGTGTTTAATATTGGGAGAGCGGGGTCTTTTTATGCAGCACCACATTCCTTTGTTGTTTTTCATAGTTTAAATTACCTTTCTTAGTTTAGACTTCTCAATTTCAACTTGACTCTTAACTATTTCATTGGTTTCATCGAGTTGACCTCTTCTAAATTCTTCTCCGAAATACTTAAATTCCATACCTACTCTTGATCTAATTGCTTCTTCTTTTGTGTTAAACCTTTTAAACTCTGTTTTAACATTGTTAATTTTTATTTCAGCACACCATTTGTCTCTTGTTTTTTCATACCAAACACCCGTAACCCCTGATGTATTATTATTTCTAATTTTTTGATTAAAACTATTTTGTTGTTCAGTAACCAATCTTAAATTCGACTTCCTATTGTTTGATGGATTCCCATCAATGTGGTCAACATCAAATTCATTGTCATAATACTCTAATATATATTTATGTAAAAATACTGTTTTACTATTAAATGTTGTGAATATTCTTTTGTAGACTTCTCTCCATGTATGTAATTTAACCCTATCAAAATCTTCTTTGTCGAAAGTGAATTTTTTATTGGAACTTGTGTATCCAACAATATAATCCTCTTTAATTTCAAATACATTAATTGGACATTTCCCACAGCTCTTTGTTCTATCGCCTTTTAATATATCGACTCTTACAAAAGTTGTATTTCCACAATCACATAAACATTCCCAATAACTATGTCCACCTTGAGAATATGAATATTTAATTGCTTTTAGTTTGCCGAATTTCATATTTGTTAAGTCTATTCTGTAATTCGGTTTAATTTCTTTCTCTAGTCTACTTTCTCTAATTTGGCGATAGTGATTTTCACATAAGTTTCTACCTGAAACAGACTCTTTTCTTATTCTTGTTTCATCGCTTGTAAGTCCACAAACTTCACAACATCTAAACTGTTTTTTCTTCGGGATAATGTAGCCTCCTTTTATTAATTATTTGTAAAACTACTTTACTATTTCTAATATTCTAAGAAAGTAAACTACCATTGGTGCATAAACAACTGCGTTAAAAAACTTTTTACCACAACTTGATTCGTTATCCACTAATGAACTTATTAATATAAAACTCAGAAATGTCAAACTATACCATTCTAAAATTCTCATTCAACCACCTACTTTAATCTTCTTGCTAAATCCAACTGAGCATTTACTGATCTCTTATCAAATGTCATATTGTTGCTTGTTCCTCTCAAAATTGCAGCTTCTTCAGATGTTATAATTTCCTCAAAAGTAAAGCCTGATTTAATCTCCCTCTCATTTTTATTGTTATTGTTTTTTGGATTGTTGTTTCTGTTTGCCATATGTACATTCCTCCATTAAAATATGTAATTTATTTTGTTTTTCCCTACATTTATAATTATACTACGTTATTAATTATTTGTCAACACTCTAAAATGTGTACCAACTACCATATGACCAAATACCAAATAAAATTTTACTTTTAATGTGTTTTATAATTATTTATCTTAGGGGCTTTAGGTATTTCAGGCATCCTTCCCATAAGCCTTTTATGATCATCCTCCATTAACTTTCTAATGGCGGTTTCAGCATTTTCTTTAGCACATTCTTCAGCACACTTGCTACAACAGTAACTATAATACAAATGTGCGTTAACAACGGTATAGTCTAATATTTCATATCCTAACTCCCATTTGAACTTATCACCACACCACCTACATTCTTTCCAAAACAAAGGTTTTATCGCTCTTACTCTTGGGTAAGTTTCTTTTTCTTTTCTCATCTCAACCCATCGCTTTCATATAGATTGTTTATCTCTTTATCAAGTTCATTCACTCTCTTACCTAATTTTTGTACTTCTTGTTTTCTATCGGTTTTGTTCCATTTATCCCAAAGCATTTTTCTTTCTTCCGTCAACTGATCATAAATTTCATTTTTATCAATTTCACGGATGATATCAACATAAATAGGCTTGCCACAAAACGGACAGAAGTTTATTTTTTCATAATAGTACAAGTCGCCCATATCGTGGTCATATTCGGTTTGAATTAGCTTAACTGAATATTCATCTTCTTCATCCTCTTCATAACATCCATAATCAGAATTTAAACATGTGTTGGGGCTTTTGATTATATCATCGCAGCACTTTTTAAATTCAACAATTTTAAACGATGCATTGTTATCAAAAACCCACTTTTCTGCATTAATAAACATTTTATATCTCCTTTCCGCATACAGGACAAAACTTAAATTTAGAAGTTTCAAAGGTTTCTCCATTGTAATAATGTGCTGTGAATCTCGTTATTGTTGACTCATATCCACACACACCACATTTTTCTTCGTCGGTTACATAATCCTT